CAGCATCAGTCGCAGCAGCCCTCGCAGCAGCCAGTTCTTCATCAGTTGCCAAGCCGTTTGCAAAACGCTCCGCAACATCCAACGCATCAAGACTTCGTTTATCTGTCATTAAGTGTTGCACTTGCCGGGCGCACCAGACTGCATACAGCCTGATTTCTCTGTCATGGCCCGTGACCACCCGCAGGCACCAGAGAGCATCGTCGAGGCCGTTGCTGTCGAGTATGGTGATGATTGACAACGGTTCGTCATCAGCCTGCGTTTTGCCCAAATGGGTCAATAGTTTTTTCCAGCCGTCTGCACATGGTGATTCATCACGGATTTGGTTTAGTGTTGTGTTCATTTTGTTTCCTTCAGCTGCGCACCATATGTCGTAAGCCAATGCCTCTTGCGCTGTGCCGTTGCGTGTACACCACGCTCTGAATGCTTCGTCTTTGGTCATTTCTCTTTCCTTAAACATTGGTCATAAAAATCGCATTGTTTCGGGGTCAAACAATCACAATTAACAGGTTTCAGCGCCGCTGCCCAACCCGCTGACCACGCCTGGTATGCAAACCCCTGTGACTTGGTGCCTTCCAAAGCGTCATACCATTGACTAAATAATAGGTCTTTGTCTTTTCTCATTTCTTGTCCTTAAAAAACTCACGCAACAAGTGGATGATCTGGCTGCTCATTGATCTGGTCTGTAGCGCTGCCTGATCCTTTAGTAGCTCGTATATTTCAATGGGCATTCTGACTGTTACAAATCGTTCTTTCATGGTCGTGATCCTTTATGAATTGGCTGATCTTGCGCCTTGCATCTTCAGCACCAAGACCCACAATAACATAGTATCCCACACTTTCCAAGTACAAAAACATAATTTTTTGTTCGTCAGATAATCGCCCACCCTTTTCTTTTTTCATCTCTACCCACAACTTCCAAGCTGGCACAAACAGGTCTGGGATACCAGCAACCACGCCCTCGACCTTTAGTTTCATGGCTTGGGACTTAGAGCGCATACCGCCGTTTGGAATGGCAAAAATTAATGTACCCGGATATGCTCGACGAAACCACATGACTAATGCGGCTTGCTCCATGTGTTCTGAGACGGTAGATACGGTCACCATAATCTTTTCACCACCCTATAAAATTTGCCATCTTTCTTGTACTGGATCTGTGAAGGTGGCTTGGCTTGGTTCATCTGCACCACCAAATACATGAGTGGTGACGCGCTTTGGTTAATGCCTGACAGCGTAGCATTTGAATAGCTGCCCATGTCGTGCAGCAGCTGCATGGCTTTGCTACCGGCATAGCCTGGGTTGAGCAACGGCAAGTACTCTGTAATCGGTGGGTCGGTCAACGTGCCATAGTAAGTCACAGCAATCATATCGTTGCCACTGGCACGGCTGGTGTGCTTGCGCCACGACCAATCGGTGATCGCCATGTCAATGCCCTCTAGCCCCATGATGTCGTCTTGGCGCAGCACTAACTTCTTTTCTTTTGGTTCTGGGAACTCATGTCCACAGTTGGGGCAGACCTTAGCAGAGATATGCACAATCTCATGGCACTCATCACATATCTTAACGGGTGCCTCGCCCTCGCCAGAGCCACCTTTTTTAGGCGGCTGCACGTTGGTGATCGGACCGTGTGTCTCCACCACGCCTGCAAAGTCCAACACCAAGCAATCAGTCTTGCCATCAGCCACTCGCATCCCACGCCCTGCCATCTGCACATACAGACCTGCGCTCATAGTGGGACGCAACATGGCAATTAAATCTATATCCGGATAGTCAAACCCTGTGGTTAGCACGTTGGCGTTGGTGATTGCACGGATTTTGCCAGCTTTGTAATCGGCAAGAATCCGATCACGCTCTGCCTTTGGCGTCTTACCAGTTACACACTCTGCTGCAATACCTTGAGCAATCAATTCTTGGCACACGTTTTGAGCGTGTTTAACACCGGCGCAAAAAAATAACCAAGCCTTGCGATCAGATGCCAGCTGTATCACCTCACGCACCACTAACATATTCTGAGCAATGGTATCGACCGCTGCCTGAAGTTCTGACTCGATGTATTCGCCACCACGTTTCTTTACGCCGGACACATCCAACTTCTCAGCGGTTAACTTGCTGCGTAGTGTGGCTAAATATTTTTTATGTACTAGCTCCTCAATGCTAACTGGCTGGATCAGGTCATCGAACAATGCCGGCTTATCCGTGATTAAACCGTGCCCAAGGCGATAAGGAGTGGCGCTATACCCGACTATGCGTAAATTTGGATTAATTGCTGTAAGGTCTGCAATTAGCTTCCTATAACCACCTTCTTCTTTATGAGACACAAGGTGACATTCATCAATTATGACCATATCAATATGACCAATTTCTTTGGCTTTATTTCTAACGCTTTGAATTCCAGCAAATGTAATAGGCTGATCAATTTCACGGCGTCCAATTCCTGCGCTATAAATGCCAAGCGGAGCATTTCGCCAATGCAAACGCAGTTTTGCAGAATTTTGCTCTATTAATTCTTTTACATGAGTCAACATTAATATTCTTGTTTCTGGCCATGTTTGTAATGCGTCTTTACACAATTCAGCAATAACATGACTTTTGCCAGATCCCGTAGGCATGACCACACAAGGATGGCCTTGATTATTTTTCATCCAAGAATAAAGCATAGAAATACTTCTTGATTGATATTCACGAAGTTTCATTAGTAACTTACTCCTCGTTTTATTCGGCCAATGGTGGCTTGATTAACCCCAAATAAAGCCGCAATTTTTGTTTGCGATAAATTCATTTGACGACATTGCAGTTTTGTAATTTATTTGTTTTATAAAATAATTTTCAAGAGCCATTACCCCACCACCTTCGCACCAAAAATCTCACGGGCGTCAGCCATAAATTGATCGGGTGTCGTGCAAGCAGCAGCATTGGCCACAATCTCGGTGCTTCTGTAGGTGTCAAAGTTTGGCTCACCGTTACGCACGTCCCCCGTTGGGGTATGCCAGATCACAGCATGATCGGCAGCTGTGTACTTCCACGGCACTAAGTCTGGGTGCAAGATGTGCGCCTCACACCCTGTCTTTTGCTGCTCAAAGTCTAGCGTCACATCATATTGTTCACAGTGCCAAGTGCCATCTTCCTTGGCTGTGCTATGCGCACAGGTGCGGCAGTTAACTTGCTTAGTCAGCTTTGTCTTATGGCAAAACTCATGCGCTGGGCAAAACTTGCACTCAAACCATGTTGAGTCAGTCGATAATGGTGGCGGCATACGGTCGTCTTTAACTAAACGATGCCCACGATCAATCGCCTTTTGCGCTACATCTTTATCAAGCTTGACTCGTTCGGTGTAGATACGATCATCGTCCTTGCAAACTGACACGTACAGAGCACGATCAAGTTTCGTGCCGGTCATGTACATCTGCATCTGCACAAAGTGCATGGGCTTAGACTTCTCAACACCATGCTTATCTAAGTCATCAAACGATTTCTTACCATGCGTCTTAATCTCCAACACATGGCGTGTCTTGGGTGCTTCTGGCACACCAGACTCAACAACACCATCAAGGCTGCCTGAAACATGGCACCCAAAGTCCACACGGGACTGGTTAGCACCCGTCTTTTGTATGTCCATGCCAATGGCTCTTAAATCTGACACAACCTGTGCTTCCTCGTTCTGACCGCGTCGAAACAGGCGCAGGATACGACCAGGGAACTTCTCGACCACCGCCATACGAAACGATAGCCACAGCCACCTGTCGCACTTGTGACCAAGGATCGATGCGCCCATGTGAGGACGTGGCTCGCCCTGCATTGACTCATGGTGCTTGTCAATTAATGAGGTAATTGTGTGCTCTGACTCGGGTATACTGGCCATGTGGTTCTCCTTGGTGTTTTATCTTTTGCATCCAACTCTAGGGTCGGGTGCATTTTTTTTGGGCGGGGTGTCGATTTGGTTGCTGCTATCTGTGCGCCGGAAGGCAGAAAAATTGCGCACTTGCAACATCCTCGATTGTCTGCCTGACCACCCCTGCTTTTTATTTCTTAACCCAAGGTGGGGCTGCCTTAGCAGGTGCCGAAGTCTTAGCCGGTGCTGCTGCCATTGGTGCGCCAGAAGACTTAAAGCCCTTCACATCATTGGATGCGCCGTACTGCTCAGACTCACGCACATCAAGTTTGATGCTAAGTTGCCCACCGATCAATTGGTCAGTATCCTGCACACTGCTCAAGCCAATAGCACGCATCAACTCGCCTAGTTGCTGGCGACCAATCTCCTCTGCCTTGGGGTTTGGATTCCGGATGTTCAAGTTACCGAACACAACACGACCTTGGTGAGTGGGACCAGTCACGTCATAGCGCACGGCAATGTACTGACCCGTGCCGGCTTTCGTATTCTTGATCTCCGCACCATTGACCACCACGGTGTACCAACCCGCAGGCAATGGCTCGAAATTGCCCGTTGTGGGGGCGGGAAGGTTGTCAACGCTAAAAACTTCGTTTAAGAGTGCCATGATGTTATTCCTTGATGATTGTAAAAGAGGGACGGCCATTGCTGGTCGTTATTGCGTCTAACAAGGGGGTGGTAATAAGTGGGTCTGCTGATTTCCATGCCAAAGCATTGATCTCTGGCTTCCACCGAAATAGGCTAGACAAGTGCTGTGTCAACCCGTGCTCCGCTGCCAAGTCTTGAAGCTTGTCTGCATTGACCTTGCGATCAAGGCGACCAACGATCTTGACCTTATACCCGTCAGTCTCAACGACCTGAGTGCCGTCCAAGGTAGGCGAGATGTCAAACTCCATGACCATCTCATCCTCAAGACTGCGACGCAACTCAATGGCTGCCTTCTCATCTTCCTTGGCATTGAGCCAACGCTGATACAAAGTGTTGGTGGTGCCACCAAAACGCGGTAGTCCAAGTGGGTTATTCATATCAAGCTCCAATCTTTGCAATGATGGCACCAAGGTCTGGGGCTTCCCACTGCTCAAGCTTGCCGCTACGATCCTTAGCTTGCCAAATACCGTCGCTGTCGCA